ATGCCCTTCAAGTCACAAGCTCAGCGAGCGAAATTCTACTCCGACCCAAAACTGAGGAAGTTCATCCCTGAGTTCGAAGCAGCTACACCTAAGGGTAAACTTCCTGAGCGTGTAGGTAACTCCAACGAGAAGCTACGTGCCGCGGCCGTAGCGCACAAAAAGAGGAATAACTGATGGCTCAACTTGACCCCAGAATGTTGCTTCAGGCAGCAATGCAGCAGGGCGCGTCAGCAGGTATTCCTTCAGCTAATGCAGGAGCTCCTCCAACGATGGGCGCACCCGGTGATACGTCTGCTGCTGGTGCATCCCCCACGCAGGGTTTACCGCCGGGGATGCCTTCGGGGGGCCCTGGAGCGGGAGCAAGCACGGGCGGGATGAGTAATGCAGACCTGGCAAGTACGGTAGGTTCTGGTAGCGAATTGAGTCAGGACCCCGATGCTGTACAGCAAATGGTACAAATGCTCCAAGATCCGTCGACTCCGCCAGACCAGCGAGCAGAACTTCAGATGAGACTTCAACTTGCTGCTTTGCGCTCCATCGCTGGCGGTCCCTCCGGTGCAAGTGGGGCCCCACAATGAGCGTAGAGCTGGTAGGTCCTGTGACCCCTACCAGTGGGGCGAGGCTCCCTGTTAGTCCTCGGCGGGTTGAGACTCGCCCCAATCTTAGGAGTAAAGGTGGCTGTAACTGACGAGCAAGTGACTTATGCACCAAAGCCTAGTAGTGTGGATGATAAGAAACTCCACGAGTGGGCTAGGTCACTTCACAATGAGGGGCTAGGACGTCGTCGTCATTGGGAAGGCATCTGGTGGGAGAATATGGCCCTCTGGATGGGGGACTTCTGGGTGGAGTGGGATATTCATAAGAGGCGACTTAGGGAGCCCGTGCAAAAGCCGGACCATAGAGTTAGGGTGCCCATCAATCTCGCTCAGCCTGCTGTGCGTACTGAGCTCGCGAAACTCACCAAGAATCGTCCCATTCTTGACGTGATGTCTCGCTCGTCTGACCAGAGTGACTTGAACTCTGCTAAGGTAGGGGATAAGATTCTCAATAACTACGTGGAACGAGAGTTCCATATGCCCCGAGTGAGACGTCGCATGCTCCATTGGGTCCTGACCTGCGGCCTAGGGGGTATCCTAGTCGATTGGGATGAAACTGCACTAGGCACTATCGACGTCCTGTGCGACTCGGGGGGGAACCCGATCTTCGATCCTCGTGCCATAGAAGCTTTCAAGGAGCAACTCTCCAAGGAGGGTACACCGGCTACTTACAAGAAGATCCCTCAGGGTGAGCTCGTCCTTGAACAGGTATCTCCCTTCGAGGCGATGTGGGATTTCTCGAAGAACTATATCGAGGATGGCTGGTGGTGCATGATGTCCAAGGTGTACGACGTGGACGAAGTGTACCGCCGTTGGGGCAAGCACGTAATACCAGACAATAACTCAATTCCCGGCATCATCGAGCAGCGACTCATGGGCCGGTTCGACTTGACGGGTAAACTGGCTACTCGGCCGGTACATGTTCAGAAGCTCACAATTATCCACACACTGTGGATCAAGCCGGGTCACCCGAAGTTCCCCGACGGCTTGTGCTTCGTCTTCGATAAGGACTGTATTCTGGATAAGAGGGCGTTCGACTACGGTCACGGCGAACTCCCCCTCCACATGATGGGTCATATCCCCTTCCCGATTAGCCAATTCCCGATGTCAGTACTTCAGCATGTAAGGGGTCCTGTGCTGGAGCTCTCGAAAACTGAATCCCAGCTAATGGAGAACAGGAACCTCATGGCGAATCCGCCGTGGTTGATTCCCAAGCAGCTCCAAATCACCAAGGAGATTCAGAACAAGCCGGGTGCTCGTATCGAGTTCAACTACATGCCCAACGTGCCTGAACCTAAGCCGGTCGAGATGCCGGATATGCCCAAGTACGTTACGGACCTCATCCCGATCCTGAAGGAGCACATACTTGAAATTAGTGGACAGGGGGAGACATCACAGGGACGGGTACCTCCTGGAGCACGTTCAGGAGTTGCTATCGCATATCTCCAAGAAGAGGACGACACGCGCATCGGAACGACCGTTCAGGAGTTCGAGGAGCTTATCGAACGAGTCGGTAACCAGGTCCTCAGGATTATCGCGGAGAAGTACACTACCCCGAGAATGGTGAGGATTCACAAGAAGCATGGGGATGATGAGGTCATTGACTTTGTAGGCTCCATGCTTGACGGAGCATCCTCCGTCGTGTGTCAAGCGGGGTCTGCCTTGCCCCGGTCTAAGGCAGCGAAGCAGCAGTACATCTTGGACCTCTGGGACCGCAAACTTGAACAAGACCCCCGTAAGGTGAGGCAAATGCTGGAACTCGCTGAGGGTGAACCCGACGAGTGGGAGGTTGACCTCGACCAGGCTGAGCGCGAGAATCACGAGATACAACAGGGCGAGGACCCGGGTGTCAAGGAGTGGTATAACCATCCCGCTCATCACTACGTCCACAGGAACTTCATGAAGAGTGCCGACTTTGCGGCATTACCCCAAGAGACCCAAGAACTGTTCGAGAAACACGATGAGGAACACACATACTGGGAGCAGCAACAGGCCGTGCAGGAGCAAGCTCAACAGAGTGCACCTAGTCAGAATGGCAACGGGTCAGCACCCTCCAACTCATCCGTCCCTGCCGGCGCCAATGGTCAGAACGTCCCGGAGGGTCCGCCCTCGCAGTTCACTTCAGCTACATCGCCCAGGACATTACTGGACGCTCAGCCACAGTAATGTATAGTCTGGCAACTACAAGTTAGGAGTAACGATGGCAAACTCTGAAAGCAATCCGCCCAGCGATGCCCCTGTGGCTACGGCTGACCCTCCCCTTACCGGTCAAGAGAAGTTCGAGCAGGAGCAGGCAGAAGCCGCATCAGCTCAGAGCCCCGCTGAGCTTCAGACTGTTCCAGAGCAGCGTCCCCAGGCATTCGATGGGGTGGACACCGTGTCGGAGTCTAGCACTCGACTCGACACGAACGTTCCCGCCACTCAGGAGGACTACGACCGAGCCAACAGCGATAAGGCCAAGAAGGACTCCGTCAAGAACTCCCGCACCCCTCGCCTCTACGAGGGTCAGCGGGTTACGTTCATTGATGGCCCTGAGAAGGGTCGTATGGGCTTCGTCACCCACGTCGAGTTCACCGATGCCGTCCAGCAGATGATTTCCTCCTCGGGTATTCCCGAAGCTCGGTTCGCCGAGGTCGCTGCGTACATCATCCGCACTCGTGACGGTCGGTCCGACGTCATCTCTGCCAAGCCGTCCGAAGTCAAACCTCTCGATGACATCGAGGGCTGGGGACGGGGGCAGATCTAGATGAGCCTATCTGCACCGCCAGCTGATCCCACTGCGGGTGGGGGCATGATGCCTCCCGGCGGTGCGGGTGGGGGCCAAGGGGTCCAGATTCTCCAACAGATTCAGGACCTCTTGTCCCAGCTTATGCAGGCCGAGAGTGATCCCGGCGTGCAGCGAGCAGCTCAGGCCATGATGCAGCTTGTGGATCCGCTCATGCAAGCTGTGGGGCAGAGCGATGCTGGCAATATGACCAGCGGAATTTCCAACCCTGGAGCCCCAGAAGGGTCTCCTGCAGAAGAAGCTGGGGAGTCTCCAGCTGTCGAGGCTTCCGAAGATGAGGGGCCCTCTCCCTCTACCTTCAAGGGAGCTAAGAAAGCGGCCATGGCGAACTTCGGTTCAAAGGGTCACTTTTCCAAGTCCGGGTCTAAGGGCGAGATGCCACAGACCGACAAGTCCAAGAACCGACTCAAGGGCGCCAAGGGCAAGTAGCTACAGCGTCGAGGAGCCTAGACAATGAGCGTTTCAGCACCAGCAACACCCGCGGCCACAGGCCAAGGAGCACCTGCAACCCCAGAGACACAGCCGTCGGCAGGCGGTCAAGGTCAAGGCGGACAGGCAGCACAGCCAGGCGGTAGCGGATTCAATTGGGGTCTATTCCCCAATGTTCCTGAAGGTCAACGGGAGCTTCTCCAGCCTCACCTGACCAACGTACTTGGGCATGTGACTCGGATGGAGCAGCAGTACGCCCCCTACAAGGATCTGACAGAACTCGTTCAACCCGACCAGGTCCAGAATCTCACACAGTTCCTGCAGAATTACTCTCAGGACCCCATGTCTACATGGATGGGTCTGGCCCAGTCACTCATGGACGAGGGAGTCATCAAGAACCCTAACTTCTCTGTCGAGCAGCTTCAGCAGCTCGTAGCGGAGCAGGCGGCAGCCCCCGCCCCCGGTACCGAGGAGATGCCTCCTTGGGCTCAGCAGATGGCACAGCAACTCCAGATGATGTCGCAGGCTGAAGAGCAGCGGCATCAGGCGGAGCAGCAGCGTCAGGCAGATGCTGAGTCGGCCCAGCAAGAGCAGATGCTCGAGCAGGCTAAGGGGACGATCAGGGAACAACTCAAGGCAGCAGGAATTACAGAGGGCCTAGTGACAGACGAGCAGATGGTC